AAATCTGTTGCTACAGAGTCCTCTATTGCACCTAGTTCTCGCTCTGACAAGATTGCAAGCTCTTCTATGGACTTTCCAGCAAGATCCAACACTCTTGCCGCCTGCCCGCCTTCTTTAGTAACATTTTCAAATAAAGTAGATAAACGTGCAAACTGGAACTTACCAAATAATTGCTCAATTGCCCTTGATCTGTCAAGTGGGGCAAGAGTGTCTAATGCATTTGCAAAATCAATTACTGTCTGTTTTAGATTTCCAACATTTCCTTCAACGATTCCTTTTATGTTAATTCCCAAATCGCCAAGCATTGCTGCTGCTTTATCTGATGGATTAATCAAAGATGCCAAACCAGACTTAAGTGCGTTAGCACCTTCGGATGCATTGATGCCACCTTCACGCATAGCAGTTAGGAAGAATGCAAGATCTTCTACGCTACCTCCAAGTTGTTTAACAACTGGTCCAGCCTTTGGAATAGCAATAGTCAAATCTTCAATTGCTGTTATAGTTTGGTTTTCAACAGAGTTTAAAAAGTTAATTTTCCCTGCTAGATCTTCTGCAGCCAAACCAAAAGCATCCGTTAAAGATATTGTTGTCTTAAGTGCCTCTTCTTGTTCAACATTGCCAAGAACTGCAAGTCTTGTGGCTTGTGCAACCTGCGCTGTAAGTTCTGCGCCTGTTCTACCCATAGCTGCAGCACTTGCAGCCATTTCCATAGTTTTAGCAACAGCAACTCCATACTTAGTAAATCCCTTAGCTAAGGCCTGTACCTCTTCAAGTGCTTTATTTGTTTGATCTGAAGTTGTAAACATGTCTCCATAAACACGCTTAAATCTAAGAGCTTGTTTTTCAAGATCCATAAATGTTTTACCAGCAAGAGCACCAAAGTATGCAAGAGGCACTGTAAAACCAACCATCAACTGACGACCAGACCACTGCATATTCTTACCAAAGTTCAATATGTTGGTAGAGCCTTGTCTAAGTAGTTGATTTAATATTGCTTGTTTTTGTGCTGCTACTGCTACCCTGGTTCCATAATCTTTCATATTTAAAGATGTAGGAGTTATGGACATTGCCTTCATTGCTCCAGATGCATCACGACCCAACTTAACATACTGGGTCTGCATCTTCTTGACACGCTCTTCGGCTACCCTGCCAATCGTGTTAAATTCTGATTTAAATAGTCTTCCAAATGTTCTTGTAGATCCGCCAGCAAAACGGAAATACTCACGCATAGTGAGTTTATTTTTCTCTAGTGCGTGAGTAAAGGATTCCGTACTTGTGCGAACTGAGCCCATCTGAGCATAAAACTTACCGCCAGCATTTATGCTGTTCATTAAGTTTGTAGCAAGGCCCTTTTGGGCTACTGCCGCAGCAGCGCTACCTCTATTGATACTTGTGTAGAGTGATGCTAGTTGACGCTGTAGCGCCTTTATTTGTGCTAAAGATGAAGAAGTGTCTACATGTATGCCAATATTAGCATTTACATCAGCCACTTATAACACCTCTTACTTTTTAGTTATTTGCAAGCACTGTGTTTAGCAGAGCGTTTGCATCTTGAAGTTTAACTCCTGAAGCAGCCTCAATGATTTTGTAAACTGTTGGAAGGTCTAAAACTTCCTCTAGTTTCTGAACATCAGCCAGTTCTGGCTTATATTGCTGCATAGCAATTTTTACACATTCAATAAGGAGAGTCATAGACTTCTCGTTATCTTCTGCCACCTCTGCCACTTTTTCAAACTTGCTCATGAAGGGACGAAGCAAAGAGATTTTTAAAGGTCTCACTGCTATTGTAGTTCCATCCATAAGTACAAGTTCTTGACTCTCATACGTAGTTGTTGCCATTTTTCCTCCTATATAGGCTAATGTAATTATAGCATGAAAGGCCTATTTTTAAAAATACTTTATTAATTAACTATTGATGGATCACGCATATCTTCATAGTCTATGCCCATTCCAATGCCAAACCCTGCCTTCTGGGCTGCAGGACCTTGTAGTGCTAGGATATCATTACTATCTGAGGTTTTGCCTTTACTAAATACCCTCGCCTTCATGTCTTCCCATTCTTTTTGGCCTCTTGAACTTCCGCTTTGAGAATCTAAATCAACACCCTGAATTGCTGCTAAAAATTTCTTTTCTTCATAGTCTAGTTCTCTCTTGCTGGAGAGGGTAGCCATAAGTTCTGGCATTGATAAAGACTCTTCTAGTTCTTGATAATCTTTCCATATACCGAGCAAAAATGCCTCAGATTCTAGTTTGGCTAAGTCTAAAGAATCCCAAGTAGAACCACTTTCTGTTGCTTGATCCTTTACAGGTTCTTCTGATTTTTTATCTATCTTAATACCAGCCGCTACATTTAATACTTTATATACCGTTGGAAGATCTAGGTTATCTTCTAACATTCCTATTGTTTTTGATATTTCTGGATAGTACTGTTTCATGCATATTCTTGCACATTCTGATAACACAAGGATTGCTTCTTGATCATTTTTAGTTACACGGATTGCATTAAATACCGACATAAATTCTCTTAGATATTTTATTTTTAATGGAATCAGTTCTATTTCTGTTCCATCAACTAATTGTATTTTTTCTATTTTATATATCTCTGTAGCCATTTTATCTATTTTACCATAAACAACAAACCCACCCCCATTAGGGAGTGGGCTGTTATTAATCTTATTTTAAGATTATGATGCGGTATGAGTGCGATCTACGATCTTACCGTATGCACCAGATGAGTCTTCTGGAAGTAGACGGAATGAAACTTCAAACATTGAAGGTTCATCACGCTTCGCAGAAACCGTTACGTTTTCAATTGAAAGCGCACGATATCCGAGATAGACACGTTCTACGTTACCTGAGTCATCGCAATCGCCAGTACCTGGACCGACGGCTGCAATTGCTCGCTCAACTGGGCACTCTCCGAGTTCGCCTGCTGAAAGATTCAGACGACGACCTGAAGAAGTTGTTTTTGTACCAGTGAGTTCTGACTCATTAAATGCAAGGGCATAAAGTAGATTCTCAAGAGTTGCTTCAGCGAATGCTGTAGCAACATTTACCTGCATACCTTGTTTGTAAAGTTTTGCAACATCAAGAATTTGATCAACTGCAACCTCACCGAAGTCAGGNTGGAATTGCATTTCAAGACCGTTCATTGTGTAACCAACGTTGTTCCAATCAGGATCTGCAGACAGAGTGGATTTGTATGACTCTGTGCTTACAAATGCTGGAGATGCGGCTGAAGTAAAAGCCTGTGCGGCTGTTACTGTCGTATCACATAGAAAAAACGCGGCTGCTCCAACGATAATGTTGTTAGACGTACCACGGCTATATGCTGGCATATTGTTCACCTCTTTTTTCTTTGTTAAATAGGTGGGCGTGTTTCCTCAATACCAATTATAACAGCCTTTTAGGTATAGATATTAGTATAAGAAGTGCCCGAAATGGTTATAGTGTCGTTTGTATGGTAGTCATATTCCACTATAATCTTGTTTACAAATAGGGTTCTGGCAGAGGCCAATTCGGCCACGTCCCTGCTCTCGTCAGCCTGATAGACCCTTACATTATGAAAAAATATATTTGCTGAATTTGATGTAGTTGCCTGTGATGCTGTATAGGCATTTATATCTTGAGCAGCAGAGTCTTCTCTATCCAAGGCATCACTAATTACTCTTATTGTATTTATAAGTTTTTCAATATCTGAAGAATAAACAAAATATATTAACTGCTCTCTTTTACGACGGTAAAAAGATGAAGGCCTAAACCTCATCATGCGATCATATACTATTAGAATAGGAGAGTCTACCTGCTGTATTTGAATTGTGTCATTATATAAATCTTCTATATTTGTTGGATATTGTGCTGGCACCATAGGATTAAACCCAGCCTGGTTTGGCAAGGTAGGCCCAGAAGATATCAAACCAAAATCAGATAGTTGCTTATTTACATAGTTGTTTATGTATGTTGGAGCAAATCCTGTTGTTTTAATATTATTAGTCATTGTACTATTCTACCCCAATTCTTGCATTTGCTATCCAAGCAAATCCCGTGCTTTTTCCTTTTGCCCTACCGACCTTGGATCCAGCACGAATGTTCTTTTTAAATACCGTTGGTCTTTTAATGTAGTCGTACAGACCAGATGCACGAATGAAAGACTGCCTAAAATACTTCAGCATAAATTCATCAAAAACTTGCTCATATGCTCCTTGAACGTCATTTCCTCCAGGGTTTGTTACAGTAACTGGATTTTTAGTAAAGACAGTCTCGCCTCCAGAGTTGAAAACAAGAGCAGATGCCTTCTTTGGTCTAATCAAAACAGGAGTGCCATTTTCCATAATTTTTGCTTTGTTAAAAAATGGAGTTGTTGAATCTCCAGACATACTGGTTGATTGTTTAAAATTAGAGAATACAGAAAGTCCATTTTTGTTTACAATAAAGTCAATGTCATAAAGTCTTGATCTTGGACTGCCAGTTCGATACCATTCATAAACGTGATGCAAAGCTTTTGGATTTGACTTGGCATTAATGTCTATGTATTGACCAAGGGCTGCAACAACCTCTCTGCCAAGTTTTTGCAAGAATATTGGTTTGCCGTCTTGAACTCCATCAAGAAATCCATATGAGTAATCTATGATATTGTTCATTGTTTTTCTAAAACTTTTAACGTTTGTTACGACTCTCACTAGTCACCCACGGTCTGATTTTCGGCTCTGCGCCAAAGCATCTTGTAATATTCAACCTTGTTAAATGGACCAGAAAATGGCTCAACAGTTCCTACCTCAAATATTGTTGCCCTTCCAGCACGGACTCCAGCAGTTTCTCTATAGACAAGTTCATCATTAGAATGCCTTATGTTTGTTACTAAAATGTTAGTTATAGCATTTCCTTGCTGCTGAGAAGATATTCTTGGATCACTCTTTGTTCTTGCAACTAACTTGTTTTCATACTGTAAAAATGTTTCTGGCTTGATATTTTCTGATCCCGCTCCGCCAATTGGTGTAGCATTACAAGATATAGTCTTATCAAAAACCCAATCTTTTTTAGGCTGACCATAATCTCCCTGAGTTATTATAGGGTAATAAACGTCTGCCTTCATCGGAAACATAAAATCTGTATCTTCACAGATTGCCATCATAATACTCCAGGACGAGTTATAAGGTTTACATACTTGTTTAAAATTTTATCAACAAGAAGGTTTCCAGTTCCTTCCATCATTAAACTGTTGTATTGAACATTAAATTGATCAGTTTTATAATTTTTTACATATCTCTTATAGTAATCAAGTCTTCCACATTTAATGTCATCTATAAGCATGGTTGTTGCATCTTTAATATCATTAGGAACTACTTTATACCCTGACTCAATATAAAACATATAATCTTCGCCCTCTGGGAAACTAACTCCACCACTAAACGTCTGAATGTTTCCGCTATCTCCTGTATCAAAAAAAGAAATGGAGTCTGATGCAGCGATTGGCATTCTTGCAGGCTTACGCTCATATCTGTTCCAATTATCTACTCCCGCAACAGGATCTTTAATAATTCCAGTTTTATCTTTTGTAATGCTGTAATCATACGAATCTAATGCTGGACCGTCTGCGTCATCAACATCGTAAACCAACTCTGAGTTACGATATACTTTTAAAATTTTATAGCCTCTGGTCCAAATAGGCATGTAGTCAGTTCCCTGACCAACTATTTGCAGCCATTCTGTAGTAAAGTAAAATCCATCTGGAACATATGAATCAATTATATTTCTTGCTAAACTTTCATGTTCTGTATACTCTGCTATCTCTGTTGCAGTTGTTCCAAGAGAGTTTGGATCTACGTATGGTCTAACAATCTCAAGATTATCCTCAACCACAACATCTCCACGAGCAGTTCCGTTCTTTTCATATATTGTTACAGCATAATGCTCATCATATTTTGAGAAGGTGTCTGAAAGGGTACGAGTAACAACTGAAGATGCACTTGATGTTACAGCAACACTTAGCAATTCTTCGTTTCTATCGTTACTTTCAATGACTAAAAAATACGATGTGCTTGCTGTTGGCACAGTGTATTGAATATCAATCGGGTATGGCGGAATACGTAATATTTCCATTATTCTATGCCGTAGTGTCTTGCTATCTCGTTAGGGGTTGCTTCACGAACACCTTTACGAGTAAGCCACCAATCGGCTGCCTCCTTAGTAACTATATTATAACCAACTTTGAGAGATCCTAATTGCTTATCAGTAGTGTGCTTATTATGATCTGAATATAGGGCAACTTTTTCTACTGTTGTTTCTTTTGGTTTTTCTGGCTCTATACCCTGCAAAATATTTAACATCTCTACTTTTTTAACAGCATCTTTTAGGTCAATGTTATTTTTTTTAGCATAAGATTTAATTTCAAAAACACTTTTTGTTTTTAATTCTTCAATAGATAACATTTAATCCTCCACTGTCATTATACCAGAAATACTAAAAGAGAGCGGTTTCTAGGCCGCTCTCTTCTAATTTTGTTGGTCAGATTTTAGGAATCTGCGCTGTCTGCGTCGCCATAAGCAACTGCATCCAACTCTTCCCAAGCGAGACCAAAGCGTACGAATACTGTGTACTCGATTGTATCTTTCTTTGGCTTGTATTCACGGTTGACCGTGATATCACGCTGGAAACCCCATACACGATTCTCAGGGAATGTCAAATCGACATATCCATCTGGATAGTAAGGGACCTCCATGACGTCAACTCCGAGAACACGGGTAGTGCGAGCACCACCGAATGTCTGAGAGCCACCATCAAGATATGCTTGACTGTTTGCTTCTGTGCGAAGCAGACCGTCTTTAGTTGAGAATGCTTGTGCAATTGCATCAGCAAGGGTACCATTATTCTTAATGATTCCTTGGAATGCATCTGTACCAGCATAGAACTTAAGATTGCTCTTAAGTGAGCGATACTTGCGTGGTAGTGCAAGAATGATAGACTGCATTACCGAAGTAGTCCAGTTATCACTTGTTACAGTAATCGCTGCTTCGTGAGCATCGTTACCTACTGTACCACGAGTTTGCTTAATAAAGCCAGGCATGATTGAAAGGAATGATCCTGTTGCACCATCACCGTTAATCGCTAGATCTTCAATGTCATTTGCGAATGCATTGGTCATCAAGCGAACGAGACGATCTTCAAGAGCGGCTCCTTCAATATTGTCCTCTAGAGACTCAGTAGAAACTTCCCAATCAAGACGAATCTTTTTGGTTGTTAGTTCTACCTTTGTAAATGTTGCGCCTGCGTTTGTATATGCGTCATCTGCTTGTGCAGCAGCACGAATAACACGCTCTCCTACGTTGACTTTTTCAATCTCCATAGTGTTTGCTCGCATTGTAACTCTACGACCATCTTTGGCGAGAACTGTTGCATCCCACACGTAGTCGATAAAGCGTCTTGCTTGTTCAGGTGCTAGAATACCACCAGATGTACCTGTTGGATTTACTGCGTTTTGTCCAGTTGTAACACCGAATGTTCCGCCTGAAACTGCACCTAAAGATGCAGCAGGGGACACGTTGCCATTTGGATCTGTAGCAGTAGCACTGCCAATTCCACCTGACACGAATGCGCCCGCTTCAGCGGCTTTTACTAGTTTTTCTTGTTCCGACATATTGTTCACCTCCATTTGGTTTTTTAGTTGTTGAATAGGTCGGCATTTGTGAGGAAACGTCCGCCCCATAGGGATTTTTGAGTTCTCATTTCTGGGAACTCCTGTACGATCTCGCCTAGATCGCCAGACTTGCGGAAAGCAGTATCTTTTTCTACAAGATCTACTCGCTTTCCAAACTCATCAAAAGAACCCTTTACTTCTTTGACCTCACCTGCTACAGACTTTACTTCGCCTGTAACTGTTTCAAGGGACTTTGTTATTGCATCAACGTTAACCTGAAGTGACTTAACGGTTTCTGCTAGACTGCTCAAGGCATTAGTTAGAGAATCTTTAATATCTGTTACATCTTTGGCGATATCTGTAACAACATCTTCTTTCTTCTCTACAACTTCTTCTGTTGAAGGAGCAACTTCATCGGTCTTAGCAATTTCAGCATCAGCAGGTGCTTCTGGAGCAACTACTTCTGGTTCTACTACGACTTCTGCTGTAGCCTCTGGAGCAACCTCAACATTTTCAACGACTGGTGCTGCATCGGCTGGTGCCTCTGCAACAACTTGTGTTTCTTCTGTCATAGGATTATCCTCCTTTGTCATCTTAATTGTTCTAATGCCTTTTGCACTATCAACTAAGAACTTTATTTTTTCTGCATTATCAGAATCTGATTTCTCTACAAAACCAATGTTCTTCATTGGCTTTCCAGAGTTTGGGCTTATTTCTGTTTCAGAAGAAGATATTAAAACAATATCACTATCTTGATCCCAGAAAACATTTTCAATTTCTGTTTTTGCTAAGTACCCGCTAAGTTCTCCCTTTTCAATTGAGAGGACATTAGCAAATTCATTAGCAGGGTTGTCTACAAGAGATAACTCATGCAGTTGATACTCTTTAATTATACGCACAGGCTTATCAAGTTCTTTGTTAAACTCATCATCAGATTTAGTAATGTTTCCACCAATTGAAAAACCAGTCAGTGTTCCATCAAGAACCTTTTCCCAAGTGTCTTGTGCGCCTTTGGAGACGTATGCCGAAACATAAACTCCGCTGTAAAACTTTTTTGTTTCTGGATCAAAATAACGATCCTCTTTAAAAGAAACAACTTTGCCAACAGCACTTGGTTGATGCATTTCACGAAGATTGCCACGGAACTTCTTAAAAGCAGTTATACTTGCTTCAGTAGTTACGATATCGTTTTGCTTGTCAATATTATCTAATGTTGCAAAACCTGAAACGATACGACGTTCTTGATCAATTTTGCCAATAGGCATTGAAAAACGAACGCTATCGCCACTTGTAGTCCATTGTGCTTTGTTCATAATCATTGTTTCCCAATTATATCACTAGTTTATATCACTATGTGGATATTATGTGGATGAACGGCCCTCACCCTGTGGATTACGGCCAGCGATTGTGGATGGGGAGTCAGAGTTATTATTTGTTCTTTCTGTATCTCTTTGTCGATTCCCTGCCAAATCTGCTCTAGCGTCAGTAGCCTGTCTTGGACTCATAACAAATGGAACATCCCCATCTGAACGCTGTGGAAGATCTAACTTCTCACGAGCCTCGTTTGGAGTCATTACTTGAGTTTTTACATACCGCTCAAGAATTTGAGACTGTGCTATTTCGTCTGTAAGAGTTAACTCGTTGAATTTTAACTCTAAAATATCAGTCTTTTCTTTAACAATCTTATTTACCATCTTCTCTAGATATCTTTGTGCTGGTCTAGAGACCTGCTCTTTAAAAGTGCGGTCTTGAGAAATAGCAGCAGCAATACCAGAAGAATCAGACCCACCAAGTTTAGAAATTGGAACCTGATGAGCAATCAAAATGTCATCACGATTTTGTTTACGATATTCTTTAAATGAACCTTCTTGAATACCGTTTTCAATTGGCTCCATTTTAAACTCAACCTTGTTGTTGTCTGTATCTCCAGGAAGAGGAATGTATAGAGTTCTGTGAGACTGAGACTTAAGTCCTGTTTGAAGAAATCTAAACATCTTGTCTTCTGCATCAGCAGATAACTTAGCGCCCTTTACTGTAATAACATATCGTGGAACAGCCTTATTTTCAAAGTAATCAATGTTGTATTGAGATGCCAACTGGTCTCCAATTAGCGAAGGCATTGCTGAAAGGATGTCAGGAATACCATAGAATGTATTTAGTGGAGAATATTGTTTTAGATGAATAATCTCGTTTGGTCTTCCGTCAGATGTAATCGGGTTGGCATTTCTAGCACCAAAGTTTCTAAAGTAAACCATCTTACTTCCAATAATCTGTACGAAACCATCTTTTAAACGACGAACACGGATAGTCGTAGCAGGAATGTGACCAAGATAGCCAATCTCTCCATTTACTTTACGACCAACTTCAAGAAATCCATTTCCAGTAGACTGTAAGTCCGTATAAACCTTTTCCATTGTAGTTGTAAAAGAATCATCGTCATTAAGATCTTCTAGCCAATCACGAAGCATAATCTTTGCTCGTTCAATTCTGTTTCTTGCTCTTTCTACTCTACCATCATCATCGCTCATTTCAAAACTGAGCATTGTGCGATCTGTAATATCAAATCGGTATCCAAGACCTACAACATTTTCTACCTTTGCATCGATAGCAGCATGATTAGCAAAGTTTGTATCATAGAAGTTTGCCAACTCATACATGTTGTATGGCGGGGTAATTACATCAAATAATCCATAGCCGTTTCTGTATACCGTGCCAGGATTTATTTGTTTTGATTTTGAGTCATCGCCAGAGGGTGTCGCACTAGCAGAGTCAAGATATGCTGGACTTTCTGATGCAACCTTTGTAATGCTTCTACTTGTTCTGCGTCTAAAGTTATTGTCAATACCATTCAAGCCTTTAAGTTCATCCCAAGATTTAGTAAAAGGATCCATATTTGCAAAAGGAGTTGGATCTTTAATTTGAGTATTTAAACTGGCTGATATGTAATCAAAATTCTCATTCATTGTCGTATGCGTCTCTTCCGTGTTTCTTTAAAGTTTGCTGTGCATCATAAACAGCACCAAGGTCATTAACATTTGGAATAAGTCCTTGCGCCATTCTATCTTTCATTTCTGAATACTGCTCTTCTGATACCCTGTTAAGTCCAGGGACAAATATGCATTCTCCGTCACCCTCATCGCCATAATACATGGCCGCCTTCTTAAGTTCTGATATCTTTGATATGTCTCCACGCATGGCTGGAACGTTTAATACGCTACCCTGGCCATCTGTAAACCACTTGCCATTAGATTTTTTATACACATAAAGACCCCAATCATAGTTTTTTTCTATGACTTTGCGCCTTACATTACCAACTTTTGGGATTTTTTCGCTATTCATATCCATAAGTATAGCAGATTATACTGGTGTACCGACCCTAATTGTCCAAACTGTATCGGTATAGACCTTTATTTTATCTGCATCTACGGTCAAGCCCTCTTCATCATCAAAAATAATCTTATTAGTTCCAATATATGTTTTATAAACATCGCTTGGGTTTACGCCATAAAGTTCTGAGGATCCAATAACAAGAACGCCTTGCCATGTTGAAGAATTAAGCCAGTACTCCCATTGGAAGTTGGTTGCACCATCTGTTATTACTTGCTGCCATGGTCTGGTAAGGGTACTCTGAACTTGTTGTAGATTATTAGCCTGATAGTATGCTATGTTGTTAAATACAAGTGGTCCGTTTAGATTAATACCGCCAAGATATAGATCAAAGTTTAATGCATTAGAAAATCCTATGCCCAAAACTCCCCATTCGTTTCTTGTTAAAACTGGCTCCCTAACAAGGGTACCATTCCAATAATACGATATGCCGTCATAAGATTCGCCTGTTTCTAAACTCAGGGCGTATATTCTTGCACGATCTCCAGTTTCGCTATCCGCAACAAAATAAAATTTAATAGTATCAGAACGATATTCTATTTCAAACAACTCTACTGGAGCTTCTGGAAACTGCCTTTCATCATATCTTAACCACATCTGTACTGCGCTGATACGATAATCATCGGCGGTATTTGGATTAATAGGAATAGCAAGTCCCCTGTTTACTAACGGATCATAGTCTCCACGAACCTGTATTCCAGAAGTTCTTGTCATGTAAAGATAAGGGGTGCTGCCTTTATAAATACTAAAAGGATTTTTTGCCTTGTAATCGTAATAAATTCCAGAACGTTTGTATGGAAATATATCTACACCAAATCTTGTTCCTACTGGATTAAATGAGTTATTATTAAATGATTGAGATGCCAATTCTAGCCTTCTAAGTCTAATAGGCTTCCTTAAGATTCCACGAATATTAAAGTCTAAATGATATACAACTGCTAGTTGATTGAAATCTATACTCTTTGATGGATAAATTAAAGTATTGTCAACAACCTCAAATTTTGTGCTTGGCCAATTTGTAAAATTGTCAATATCAATTATTGATCCTTCTCTTGCTGTTCTTGTTGTAAAGTCTCCCCTTGGCGCATTTGCTCCCAATTCCACATACTGGAAGGTAACAAAACTTCTGATTGAAGCATCCTCTGTATCATATTCGTAATATTTTTCTGTCCTACCTATCATTTGCTGATAGTTTTCCCAGCCAGTAAATAAGTAGTTGTCCAATTGACTATAAGTTCTTTGAAC